CAGCTGGGCCTCAACCCGCTCGCCGCGCTGCGGGTCGTAGGCCTCGCCTTTGCCCCACCAGCCCTTGTCCTGCAGCACCGGGGTCAGGCGCTTCTGGAACTCGGCGAAGGTCTGGCCTTCCTCCAGGGCCTCGGCCACGGCGTCGCGGATATCCGAGAGGATGTCGAAGCGCATCGCCTTGGCGACCGTGAAGCCGAGGTCGTGCTCGTCGCGCCACACATCGCGGAAATCAAAGCCCGGCTGCAGGGCTTTGGCGCGGAAGTACTCGAGCGCTTCGCGGGGGACCGGGCCGGCTGCCATGCTTACTCCCGGTCCTGTTCGTCGGAGACGTCACCCAGGCCGCGCGCCTTGAAGGTGGTGGTGGCCATCCGCCGGACCACTTCGGCCGGGTCCATCTCGTCCATTACGGCGGGCAGGCCGGCCAGGAAATCATCAAAGCTGTCGCTGTTCTGCAGCAGCTGCTCCAGCGGATCCACGATCGGGCCCATCTGCGCCTGCCAGTCCTGCAGCGCTTCTTCTTCCAGCTCGTCCACGTAGCTCTGGGCGGCGCGCTCCTGGTTGCGCGCGGTGGCCAGGCACGAGGGGCAATGGGCGGCGTGGTTCTGCGCCGGCGCCAGGGGGGCTGGGTTTTGCGGCGCCTGCAGCAGCACGGCGCCCTTGGCCGGATCGGGCAGGCGCAGCTTATCGCGCATCACGCTTTGCTCTACCTCCAAGCCCATCGGCACCAGCTTTTCCAGCGCATTAACCAGGGTCTCCAGATTCTCCGGGTCGGGCACCGGCAGCTTGAACTGCGGGTAGTGCTTTTGCGGGCCGAAGTTCAGGTCGATGAACGGCTTGATCAGATCCCGCTGGATGGTGATCTGCAGCTGCTTGGCGTCGAAGCGTTGAATGTCCTCGCGCACGTCGTTGTGGACGTCCGCTTGGTTGCTGCCCAGGCCGGCGGACTGGGCGTCCGTGGTCATGGTCTGGCCGAGTACTGCCTTCGAGACCTGGCTGTCCATGTAGTTGGCCAGGCGCTCGAACAGGCTCTCGCCGCCCCGGCTGCTGCCCGCTTCCTGGAAGTCGATGCGCATGTTGTCCGGGATCACGGCCGCCGCGTCGGAGCCGATGTTCGCCACCGCGTTGATCAGCGTGATGATGTCGTCTTCGGTGGCGTTCGGTCCGTGCTTACCGACCCGGATCGGCATGCCGAACACTTCGGCGAACGCGAGCCAGTCGGTGATCGCGAACGCCTTGCACATGTAGGCGACCGCCGCCAGGCGCGCCAGGCCGTTGCGGATGGCGCGGCCGCTCTTGCGCTTGGGCTTGTGGACGATGAATTTGTAGGGTTCCAGCGGCAGGCCGTGGAAGGGATCGCTGTCATCTTTGAGGCGCAGCTCGTCGCCGGTTTCGCGGTCGAACAGGAAGAAGCGCGGGTCGATCCACGGATAGCGCTTCGGCCACCAGGTGGCGCCGCCAACCCATTTGATCTCCATCACCGCGTAGCCCTTGCCCAGGCCGTCGAGGCAGTCGAGCTCCATCTCCCCGAACTCAGGCTTGGCGACCAGTTCGCGCACGGCGTCCGCCAGTTTGATGTCGTGGGCGTCGTCGCTGGCCGCTTCCACCAGCGGGTCCAGGCCGACCACCGCGAGCTTGCGGGTGGAGAGCACGGCGGCGTAGTGCGCATCCCGCTCTTCCATCTCCTCGGCCAGGGTCAGGTAGGCGTCAGCGTCGCCCTCGATCGCGTCGCGCAGGACCGTGGCCAGGCGCTCGGGCGTCAGGCCGTTGGCGACGGACTCAAAATTCCAGACGCTGCGCACGCCGGTGAGGGACGCCGAGGCGATCTCCTGGGTGAGGGCCTTGCGCCGGATGGGGCGGCCGTGGTGATCCACGATCTGGCTGTCCGCCATTTAGAGTACTCCTCTGCGAAAGCCGCCGGTGACGCGCACGCGGCGGCGCCGGTGATCCGCGTCCCGGCCGGTGGGGTTCTTGGGCACCGGGCGGTAGCCGAAGGTCTCGATGGTGCGGTTGAGGCTGGCGAACCACATCAGTGCGCCGGCGATCGCGCCGTCGCCGTGCCGGAACAGCTCCGGCTCTTTCATGTCGCGGCGCTCCACGTGGGGCACCATCGGGATGCCGTCGATCAGCTCGATGGCGCGCATGTCGGCTTCCAACGACTTGTCGCGCGGCAGCGTGAGCGTGCCGTCTTCGAAGGCGCCCACGAACTTGGGCATCCACTCGCCGTACCACTTGCGGCTGAGCACGACCTGGTGGATGCCTTCTCCGAACCGATCGGCGGTGTATTCGGCGATGGTCTGGCCGGGCCCGGTCGCGTCGATGGCGCCGCCGGCGAACTTGGGCAGCATGTCGATCAGCGCCCAGAGGATCTGTTCCTGCTGGCGGGTGGGCGTGTTGGCCATCTCGATCACGAACGGCGCGTCGCGGTTCAGGGTGCTGGACATCGCGCCCGGCAGCAGCACGGAGAAGTGGCGGTGGCGGGCGAAGTCCATGCCGAACACGTGCTCGCTTTGCGGGTCGAGGTACTCCGCCATCGGTGCCAGGTATTTCTGGATCCAGTCCTCGGCCCAGCTGATCCGCTCCGCCTCGGGCTTGCGGGCGAAGTCGTCGTCGAGGACCAGGCGCAGCACCGGGCGCTCCTCCGGCATGGCCCGCTCGATCCAGACGCCGGGGATCGCCAGGCCGGTGCCGTCGCGGGGGATCGCGTCCAGCTCCTCGCGCATGGCCGCCTGGCGCGGGCCGTAGGCGTTGCGGATCCGTTCGTACCAGGCGCGCTTGTCCTTCTCCGTGGCCTTCTTGCCCTGCATCATGCAGACGCGCTCAAATAGGCCGTTGGCCACGGCGTCGTCGAATGTGACGCGATAGACGCCGGCATCCTTGCCGTACACGCCGTTTTGAATGTCTTTTATCAGCTGGTTAAACGGGTTGCTTTTGCCGTTGTGGGTGGAGATCACACGGATGCGGCCGCCCCAGATCAGCAGCGCGGTGGCCGCATCGAGCACGCCCTGGACGTTGGGGTGGTAGGCGGCCTCGTCGATAACGACGATACCCTGCAGCCCGCGGATGTTCGCCGGGCGGCTGGACAAGGCGACGATCTTGAAGCCGCTGGCGAATCGGATGCGGTAGGCGCTGATCTGTTTGGTGCGGCCGGTCTCGTCCTGGTCCTCGAACAGAAACTCCTCGATGCCGGAGAGGCCCTGGCCCTGCGCCTGGGTGATGACCTTTGCGAAGTGGGCGCAGTAGCCGACGAACTCCAGGCCCTTCTCCTTGGTGTCGCCGATGTAGAAGATATCGCTTCCGCCGGCGGACTTGCGGCTGGCGGCGATCAGGGTGTCGTCGTGGGCCTCGGCGAAGGTGATGCCAGTCCGGCGGCCCTTGTCCGCCACCTTGATCACCTTGTCCAGGCCCAGCCACTCGCGCTGGTGCTTCATCAGCACGCCTTCGTCGAGCGGGTTGAAGCCCTGCGGGATCTCGCGGACGGACGCCGGCAGCTCTTCCCAGTCGATGACGCGCACGGTGTCGGACAGCGTGTCCTTCATGAGGCCATCCCGAGCACTTTCTTACGCCAGAAGTCGACCTGGTCGCCGTCCATGCCGGCGGCCTGGGTGACCTCGTCGACCACCTTGGCGGCCTTGTCCCGCTCTTCCTTGCGGATCTTCAGCTCGCGCTCGGCGCTGAGCTTGTCGGCGCCGGCGATGTCCTTGAGGGCACGGGCGAGCAGCATCACCTGGTCGGCGTCCACGTCGCCCTCGTCGACCATGCCGCCCACGGTCTGGAAGGCCACCGTCTTGAGCATCTCACTGATCAGCCGGCCCACGTCGCTGCTCGGGTCTTCTTCCAGCTTGCCGACCCAGACCTTGGAGATCTCGCGGGCTTCTTGCCATCGACGCATCTGGTCGACGGCGTTCTTGCGGTACCGGCCCACGGCGGAGCGGGACGCTTCGCCGCCCATGTCGTCGATCAGCTCAACGATATCGTCGATGCTGGCGCGGCCGTCACGGATCGCCGAGTCGACCGCCTCGCGGATCTTGGGGTCCAGTTCCTGAATGGAAGATTTGCGGCCCATCACCAGCTCCTGTGGTGCCGGGTTTGAACCCGGCAGTAGAGAATCACGATGCCGAGGCTGAGCGGCCAGACAAGCGCCATCAGCAAACCACCGAACAGGTTGAATCGGCGCTTGTGCAGATAGCTGTTCGTCGCGTCGTTGGCCAGGCTCAGGTAGGCAATCGCAAGATAGAGCGCAATCCAGATCATGGCGTTACTCCGGAGCCGGCCGCTTTACGCCAGGCACCACGGTGGAGCCCTGGGCAACGTCGAGCCCACGGCCGGTGAGCTTCGGGATCTGCACGCCGCCGATCTCGTCGACGCTGACGAGGCCTTGCTCTTTCAGCCATGCCAGTTCGGTGCGCGCCAGGTCGGTACCCACGTTGTGGCCGAAGGCATGCAGGCCCATCTTCAGCAGGTGCTCATTGGTGGAGTACTGGTCGCTCTCGGACAGGATCCGCAGAATCACCAGGCGCCGGTCTTCTTGTACGAGTTGGGCGTAACTCACTTCGATTCTCCCCGGTTTATGAAGTACTCGTTGATCAGGCTGACCGTGCGGTTGATCGCCCGGAACTCGCCGACCACGTCGGACAACTGCCGGTTAGTACGCTCGATCTTTTCTGTCAGATCCTTGATGTCCTGGTGCGTCGGCATGTTGTTGATGTCCCGTCGGAGGCCATCGTGGCGGCGTTCGATATCGCCGAGGTGCTTACGGACGTCCGATTTGAATCTGTGATGGTCGTTGTGGAGCGCCTCGATTTCCTCGCTGCGGTCCTTTTCCTTTTTCTGCCGGCGCGCTTGCCGCCACAGCCCCCAACCGACAACGGCGCTGCCGATAGTCCAGACGATCTGGAAGATGTGATACCAATCCTTCATGGCTCCCCCTGGCCGCGTTCTAATAGTTCTTCTTGCAGCTCAAACGTGCGCCCCGCACACAGCCCGTACTCGTCGAGCAGCAGCTTGACGGTCACGGCCATCTTCTCTTTGGTGGCCTCGCGCTGAAGCGGCGGTTTAGTCGGCGCCGGGCACGGGGTCATCAAGTCCGCCGGCAGCGGCCTGGGTGGCGCGTTGCCATGCGGTGTCGAGCTGGCGCACGACGTCAGCGCTATAGCGAAAATCAGCACAGACATCAGCTTGTAGGGCGAGCGCATCCTGTAGCTCCTGGGTGGTTCGTCGGTCCTGCTGAGCGCGCTCTTTCGCGGCGTCACGCAGCTTGATGCTGGCGGCGTTCGCGTCAGCGGTTAATTGAGTGTAGTCATCGAGTACGCCGGTCAGCCGGTTGACGGTTGACTCGCTGACCTCGGCGGTGACGTTCAGCTCGCCGCGCTCCACACCCTGCCAATAGCCAAGCGCGCCGCTTCCGGCGCAGGCGACGACCAGGGCGAGTAACCAGGTGGTCATGGACATACGCCGGTCCCCCAGCCGTGGCGCTCATAGAGCGGCTCCCAGCGTTGCAGGATGACGGCCACGTAATGGCGGTTCTGTTTGAAGTTGGCGGCAGAGCGCCCCGCGTTGTGGGGCGCTACGGATGACCAGGCCAGCGGATCGGCCCCGGAAGCCGATGCCAGCCGTTTGTCGCGGTACACCCATCCCAGCCCGCCGTTGTAACCGGCGA